CTTGTCAAAAACTCAAGAAACTCGTGTTCCTCAGTCACAATTTAACATTGATAAGCTAGACGGTACAGGACCATCACAGTACAATATTGACCTAGGCAAAATGCAGATGTTCTATATTGATTACACATGGTATGGTGCAGGTTTCGTAAGATGGGGCGTAAGAGGCCCAAAGGGTAACGTTGTTTACGTACACAAGATGCCTAACAACAACGTTAATACAGAAGCGTACATGCGCTCAGGTAACTTGCCAGGACGCTATGAGTCAACAACTACACCATCTTACACATTTACAACAGCGGATGTTTTAACAACAGACTCAGCATTACAGGTTAAGAGCACAGCTGGATTCCCAGATTCTGGAACACTTGTTATTAGAAATGCTTCAACTTATGAGTATGTAAACTATACTGGAAAGTCACAGACTACAGGTATCTATACAACTACTGCAGCTGGAACAGCTGGATTAGGAACAATAACAGTTGGTTCAAATACAGGACTAGCAGTTGGAATGGCTGCAACTGGAACAGGAATTGGTTTCGGTGCACTTATTACAAATGTAAACGGAACAGTTATAACTTTGTCAGTTGCAAATACTTCAGCTGTAAATGGAAACGTAACATTTAGCGGAGGAACAACAGTAGGATCCTTCACTGGACTAACAAGAGGCAAGGCAGGAGAAGCAAGCGTTTCTCTTACAATTGCAGTTGGTTCAAATGGGGCTTCTGGAGTTACAACAACAAACTTACAGGTTGGAATGAGAGTAATATCTACAGCATTCCCAGAAGGCACATATATCTCAAAGATTGTTGGCTCAGATGTCACTTTCTCACAAGCAGCACTTTCTGCAAACCCAACTGGAGTTATATTTGCCCCAATGGGTGCAACTTCAGCTCAATTATTTACATATAGCTCAACAGCACCAACATGCGTAGAGCTTGCATTCCCATCATTCTCAGCATCAATATCACACTGGGGAACATCGGTAATCATGGATGGCCGCTTTGATGATGATAAATCACTCGTCTTTACATATGGACAGAGAACTTCAACATCTATTAACGCAAACTCATCAAAGGCACTCTTCTCAATTAGAGTTGCTCCTTCAGCAGACAATGGTGTTGCAGCAGCGTTTGGTGCAAGAGAGCTTGTAAATAGAATGCAGCTAACACTAAGAGCTCTTGATGTTACTACAGCTACAGCTAACGCTAATTTGCTCGTAACAGCAGTTCTTAATGGTACAGTAAGCTCATCAACCGCTTGGACAAATGCAGTTGGAAACGTAGCTGGTGCAGTTAACTCTTCACTAGCACAAATTGCAGACTATGCTGGTGGAACTACAACAGTATCTGGTGGAGAAACCACAGCAGGATTCTTCGTAGGTACTGGTGCAAACTCTGTTGATCTAACACAGGTCCGTGATCTTGGTAACTCAATTCTAGGTGGCGGTGGAGCAAATGCTAACACCAACGTTTACCCAGATGGTCCAGATGTACTTACAATTCAGGTAACAAACCTATCAGCAACAACTGCAGCAGTTGTGTTCGGTAGATTATCTTGGACAGAAGCTCAGGCATAAGGATAGAATAAATTGTCTATCAATAAAGCTAAGGCCAACTATGACGATGCTCTTGAAGTAAAGTCTATAGTTGCTTCTGAGTCCGCAGGATTTAATGGTAACACCTCTTTGGCTGGAATTACAAATGTGCTAGGAACGCTAGACCTTTCAAAAGGAACAGTATTTTTTGCAGATGGTATCCAGTCAAAGCAGGGTGTTCCATCAATAACTCAGATAAACATAAAAAACTTTAGCTATACTTTAGCTTCCTTAGATGATAGAGATAGTATTATTGAAATGAACAGTAGTTCTGCAAGCACATTAACTGTTCCACAAGATTCAGTTCTTAATTTTCCTATAGGAACATCAATAGATATAATTCAAACAAATACAGGACAGACTAATATTGTAGCTGCTCCTGGAGTAACAATTAATGCAACACCTGGCTTACAACTAAGAACACGCTGGTCTGTTGCAACATTATTTAAAAGAAACGCCAATAGCTGGCTGCTCTTTGGAGATTTAACAGCTTAAAGGAGAAAACAAATGGGTAAAAAGTCTGGTAGAAAAGCCGATCAATTAGCTGGAGATTTTGATATACCAGTATCTCCAAACAAACCTACAGCAGTAGATGTAGGTACTAATCGTCCATATAATAATGGATCAGCTGTTGTCTCTTTTACATATCCATCTGGAAATGCTCCAGCTTCTAGCTATACGGTTATATCTTCTCCAGGAGGATTTACAGAAGTTGGAACTTCTAGTCCAATAACTATTATAGGACTTCAATCAGGAATTTCTTATACTTATACTGTAACTGCAACTAATTCAAATGGAACTTCAGATCCTTCAGTGCCTTCTGACCCAGTAATTGCTACAACAGTTCCACAAGCACCTCTTAATCCTGGAGTAACATCTACAACTACTGGCCCAGGACATAGCCAGTCAGATTTACGTGGACAGGATGTTGTTTCATGGCTGGCTCCAGCTACTGGCGGTAAAAATTTAATTGATTATAGAGTTACATCTTCAGATACTGCAGTTCAACCAGGAGGACTTTCATCTCCATACACAGTAACTGCACCAACAATAACATTAGCTGTAAGAGAAACTATGGGAACAACACAAACCTATTCTATTACTGCTAGAAATGATAATGGGTCTTCTTTAGCAGCATTTGCTGGATCCGTCACTACATTCTTTTCTCCACCAGCTTTCTTCTCTCCACCATTATTCTTTACACCACCGCTATTCTTTTCCCCACCGTTATTCTTTTCACCACCGTTATTTTTTTCACCACCATTATTTTTTTCACCACCATTATTCTTTTCACCACCGCTATTCTTTTCACCACCCACATTCTTTGGCCCTCCAGGGTTCTTCTCTCCACCAGCGTTTTTCTCCCCACCAGGGTTCTTTACTCCTCCAGGGTTCTTCTCTCCACCAGCGTTCTTTGGCCCTCCAGGGTTCTTCTCTCCACCAGCGTTTTTCTCCCCGCCTAGATTCTTTTCACCACCATCTTTCTTTTCACCGCCTAGATTCTTTTCACCACCTAGATTCTTCTCGCCACCTTCATTCTGTATTGTAGAAAATACTTTAGTGTTAACTACAGAAGGATATAAAAAAGCAAAAGATATCAAATCTGGTGACACATTAATAACTCTCTCATTTGATGATTTGCCGTTAGGAGACCCTAATTGCTCTGTTGGAAATGTTACAGATGAATGCATTGACATTGTTGATAAATGGAACTCAAGCGGTTTACATAAAGTAAACTTCTTAGAGTCTAATGTTACAGATATAAAAGAAGCAATATATGAATCTTCTATATATTTTAATGACGACACATCAAAAGAACTATCTTTGTCAGAGCAGATACTTGTTAATAGAGATGAAAAGTTTACTTTTAAAACTACAGCTGAAATTGAAGTAGGAGATATTATAATTTCTTATTTAGATAAAGAATTAATAGACATTGAAGTTAAATCTATTAATATTGTAGAAAAAGAAACAAAAGCATTCTTATTTTACAGAGAGCCATACGGTTTGATTATTGCAGACGGTATGCTTGCCTATAACGGCTGTCCATCAGCGTCCATTGACGCTTAAATAACTAAATGCTATAGTGTACTTATGTACTCTAAAAAAGAAGAAGTATTTCATGGCATCTGGAAATATTCAGATGTTTTTACAGACGACCTTAATTTAATTAATAGAATTGAGTCTGAAGTAGAGAAAGAAGAGTTTTCTTGGAGAAAAGGAACTGTAGGCTTAGATGCTGAGTTTCCAGAGTATAGGGATTGCTACGACCTTAAACTAAGTAGACTTGGCAAGTCACATGAATTATATCAAGATATATATAATGCACAAGTTCCCTGTGTAGATGATTATTGTTCAATGTATACTATTGAAATGAATTATTGGGAATGGACAAATATTGTAAAATATGGGCCAGGACAACATTTTAAAGAGCATGCAGATCATGGCTGGTCTTATGTATCAACAGTTTCTTTGGTAGGATATCCTAATGATGATTACGAAGGTGGAGACCTTTATTTTCCAAAGTTAAATTTAAGATTTAAGCCAAAAGCTGGAGACCTATATATATTCCCATCAGCATATATATATTCACATATTGCAGAGCCAGTTATTTCTGGAACCAAGTATTGTTTTGCCACTATGCTTGACTATAATGATGATGCACATTCAAAAGAATTTGAAGAGTATTTAGATATAAAATATAAAAAAGAAAAGAGACTAATATAATGTTACCAAACGCCGAACTTCTTTACCCAGGTGTTATTGTATACAGAAATGTTTTTAACGGTTTAAACGTTATTGATAGACTAGAAGAAGTTTTATCTAACGACTCCTATGAAGAAAAGTGGGATCAGGCCAGTACTGGTTATTCAAAAATAGACAAGTCTTATAGAGACTGTTGGGATCACCATATTAAAAAGAATGTCTTTGACGATGAAGGTAAGCCAGAATCTCAATTAAAGCTAGAGTCTATTTGGCAAGACTGCAAGGATGCTCAGTACGCAGCCGTAGAAGATTATAGGTCTATGTTTAGCTTAGCTCCTTTAGGATATTGGGAGTCTTTTAATTTTATTAAGTACGGTCCAGGACAGCACTTCCAAGTACACTCAGATCACGGGTATTCTTACATCTGTGTTCTTTCTTCTGTTGGTTACGTTAATGATGACTACGAAGGCGGTGAGCTTTACTTTGATAAGCTTGGTCTAAAGATAAAGCCACAGGCTGGAGACCTATATCTTTTCCCATCATCTTATATTTATTCTCACTCAGCAATGCCAGTAACAAACGGAGTTAAATATTCCGTTGTAACAATGCTAGATTATTCTTTGGCTCCACATTCTCCAGAATATCGTGAGATAGAACAAAAGTATAGATTAATTCACGAGTAAGGTATAACATGATTAACCTAGAAGTTTTCAGAACTGGCCCAGACTCAGCTAACATAGAGCCCTTGTCTGGTAAAAGACAATGGATGGACGAAAGCCAAGAAAAGCATGCATACAGATGTTTTCCTTTAAGCTTAAGCAATCAATTAGGCTGGGCAATATCATTTCCAGAAGATATAACATTTATGTGGGATGGACAAATTACAACTTCTCCTGATAATGTAAAGGTCTTACAAGGAGAAAAATATTGTAGCACTGGAAGAGGAAATGCTACTATTAGTTTTAATACTAACCTTACATTTAGAACAGATAAAAGCCATAGCCTTCTTTCTTATCCAGCCCCAAATCATTTTGTAGATGGAGCAACACCGTTTACAACAATTATGAGCACTTCATTTTTTGAAGGACAGCTCCCAGTTTCTTGGAGAATTACTAGAGCCTTTCATCCAATAACAATTAAAGCAGGAGAACCAATTATTGCAGTAATGCCAATATCTTTAACAGATATTCATGGATCAACGCTTTATATGAAGTCTCCAGATGACATGAAGCCAATTCATAGAGAAAAGCCACTGACTCTTGAAGGTGCAATTGAAGCTGGTAATAAGGCAGCTCTAAATGGCGGTTGGACAGACTATTACCGAGATGCAGTAGACTACATGGGCAATAAATTAGGTGAGCATGAAGTAAAATCTATTAAGTTAAAGATAGAGGGAGCTTAAAATTAATACAATAAGATTTTGGTCTAATCGGGTTAGCAATGATAATTCTACCGTTCCTCAGCCTACAAAAAAATTAGTTCCAGAATGGTTTGCAAGTGCAAATAAGTATTGGAAAGGCGAAGATGGAAAAGACTTTCAGGTAACTGAAGAAGAAAAAGGTTTAGGGTTTAAGGCTTGTCCAGCTTTACTAGATATATTTACTTCAGGTTATTTACTTGTTACTCCCTGCGATATAGTTATATATAAACAAAATGATGTTAAGCATGTAGTTTGTTCTCCTGGATTTGATGATTTTTGTGGCACAAGAGAATATATGGGCGGATTTGAATATCCAAAAGGATACGGCAAAGACTCCTTTCATTGGTATTTAAATTGGGGTTTTGATTTACCAGAGGGCTATAGCGCATTAGTAATCCACCCAATAAATAGATTTGAGTTACCATTTTTAACAACAAGCGGTATAATTGATAGTGATAGATACAGCTTACCAGGACTTATACCATTTTTTGTAAAGGAAGATTTTACTGGTGTTATTCCTAAAGGAACTCCGTATGCACAGGTTATCCCTTTCAAAAGAGAAGACTGGAAAGCAGAATACAAATTTTTAGAAGAAAAAGAAATGATTGAAAGATATGAAAAAGATGTTAAGATATACAGAGTTCCATTCGGTGGAGTATATAAAAAAAGAACATGGGCAAAGAAAAAGTATGAATAGAGGAAAATATGAATAACGATGTTAGCTGGGATGAAGGCATAAGAACAGCAAGAACCTCCATTACACCTTCAGGCTATTTTGGTAACAGCAAAGATAATATTGTAGAGCTTGAGAACATTATCACAGAAGAAGAATGTGAGTTCCTTTTAAACTTTGCCAAGACAAATACTATTTGGGATGTAACAAGATCGGCAAAAAATGAGAACGGCAACGTCATATATGATGCCGATGTTTGGGCAAACAGAGTAGCAACAAAGCCTTCTTTAGATCAATGTGATCCAAAAGTAACAGAGATGCTAAAGGCTATCTATGATAGAATTAAGCCTCACTTAGAAAAGCATTTTAATGTTGAGTGCTACCCAACTGGCCCATGCGTTGTAAGATGGCCAGTAGGATCAATGCAATGGCCTCACGCAGATAAAGAATTGCATGAAGGCCCAGATAAAGGAACACCAGGAAACTTTCCATGGTATGACCTAGGAACGGTTATTTATTTTAACGATGATTACGAAGGTGGAAGACTACATTTTCCACAACATGATGTTGCTTTTAAACCAAAGAAAAGGGCAGCGTACTTTTTCCCAGGAGACAAAAATTACATTCATGGTGTAGATGTAATGACAGAAGGAACCAGATATACATCTCCGTTATTCTGGACTATTACAAAATTGGAAGCAGATAAATAATGTCAAACTTTACAGTAAATACTTTATATCCAAAGATAGATGTGTATAAGGGATTGCTCCCATTAAACAAAGAAATATTTGAAGTTATTAAAAGCACAGAAGATAACACTGGAGAGCATTACTTTAATCCATGGACTCCATGGGCTTCTTTTGGTCAATACTCCTCAACTAAATTTAGAGATGCTATGCAGGATAGACGTGGTCAGGACGAGACTTTTGATAAGCAATACTGGGCAGCAGAAGCAGTTTACGATGCATATAAGATTGCAGTAGATGATTATATTGAAAGAAATAATGTTGAGCTACCAGAAGGATCGGCTCTGGGGTCATCTTCATTTTGTAAGTACCATAGTAATTTAGATGTGCTTAATAATCAGCTAACAATGCAGTATCATACAGATTTTAAAAGAGTTGAAAAAGACATGCCAGGAAATCAATTCTTTTTAACATGCACAGTTTACATAAATGATGATTACGATGGCGGAGACATCATGTTTTACGTAGATGGAGATCACTTATCTTACAAGCCAGAAGCTGGAGATATAATGGTCTTTCCTTCAGGAGAGCCATATTATCATGGAGTTAAAACAGCAACAAATGGCACAAAGTATTTAATAAGAAACTTTATGATTTACCCAAACCCTGGCTCTAAAGAATGGTTAGAAAACCAAGCACGTTATGGGGCAGTAAAATGGGCAAAGATGGAAGAAGAAAGACTTGCTGCAGCAAAATATGGCGGTAACGTTTTTATTAAAGACGGCAAGCTAGTAGATAGTCCAACAGAAGGAGAATAAAATGGATATTGTTCAATTAAGAGAAGACATTTGGGTAGTTGATAATTTAATTACAGAATCAGAATGTCAGTCAATAATTAATTATTTAGATGGCATAGTAAATGCAAATCTTTTAGAGTGGAATCAAATTTCATTCTACGGTTCTTTTGCAATGGGATATTGGCCAAGAGATCCAAATCTTCTAATGTTTGGTTTGCCAGAAGACTACTTTGCACAGCTTAAAGAAAAAATTAAGAAGGCTAGCGAAGAGTGCCTTGGGCGTGAACTTTCAGAAGTAAGTTATCATGCTCAAAAATGGGTAGAAGGGGCATTTGCATCATTCCATTCAGATAATACTCATGAAGACGGATCGCCAAGCGCCTTCTATAGAAGTAAGTACGCAGGATTCCTTTATTTAAATGATAACTTTGACGGTGGTATGCTAAACTTTAAAAACTTTGATGTTACAGTAAAAGCAAAACCAGGCAGATATGCATTCTTTAGAGGTGGGCATGGAAACGAACATGAAGTTACCACTGTGAGAAATGGAGAAAGATATACAGTTGGATCATTCTGGGATAATGCAGATGAAACATATAATGAAGAACTTTTAGCCTTATGGGAAAAAGAACTTAAACAAACAAGAGAAGATCAAGAAAGAACTTATGCTCAATGGGCAGAAGATAAGAAAAAGGGAATAGAACCTCAGCATAAGGGTAAATATGATTAAGACAATACTGCATCCAGAAATTCATTATTATAAAAATGTAATTGAAGACCCACAGGGTTTTATAAAAGAGCTAGAAGAAATGGATGAGCTTCAGCCAACAGTCTCCCAAATATCAGCATGGCAGCAATGGGATTCATCCCGTAAGGATGCAGTTTTTGGATCAATCAAAAGATGTTTTTTAAATTTGTATCAAAACGAAACAGACGTAGATAGATCAAATTCAAAGCTTTGTTCAATTATTGCACACAATGCAATATCTATAGGAGAACAATATTCTGCAGACTCTGGAATAGAGCTAGGATACCTACCAGTTTATTTTGGTATAAATAAATACAATATAGGTGTTCACATGGGCGCTCACGTAGACGCTTATGATGGAGCACAGGATACATCTACAGTTTCAATGGTAATGTATTTAAATGATGACTATGAGGGTGGAGAAATAGAATTCCCAGACCATGGAATATTGTTAAAGCCAGAAGCTGGAAGCGTGGTTGTCTTTTCTTCAAGAGGGATTCTGCATGACCCAAAGCCAACAATATCTGGAACAAAGTATATGGTTCCCATATTCTTTTTCAAAAGATAGATATTAGTATATAATAAAAGAATGTCGTATCAACTTAAAGTAATCAAAGATCAACCAGTAGGATTCTGGTATTTAGATGAAACCTCTGGAACTTCAGCAGCAGACTCATCTGGATGCGGAAACTCTGGAACATACTCTGGCGGGATTACAAATGGATTAATGCCATTAATTCCAGGAGGACTACAAGGGTCATTAATTACAAATCTTAAGTCTATTTCATTCCCAATAGTAAATAATTACTATGGCAGTTCTTCATACGCAAGCCTAGCAGATAAAAATTCATTAGATAACGATTGCTCATTTGAGGTCTGGTTTTATCCAAAATTTACAACAACAAACGAAACAGTGATTTTTGGAAATGCTACAAATCTTGTTGGATTATTTTATGATGCTGGAGATATTGTATTTAAATTTGGTCAATATACAGCAAGACATACCTTGTCACATATTTCAAAATCTCACCATATAGTTGGAACATATTCTCCATCAGAAATTAAACTTTATATTGATGGGGAGATTAAAGCTACAACATCTATTACAGACCTTCCAAGCCTTTCTCAGACGGGTTTGACGCTTAATGTGGGTCCAACCCTAAGTTCATCGGATTCTTTTATTGTAGACGCTCCTGCGGTTTATAGGCATGCATTACAAATATCAAAAATAATTAATCATTATTCTGAAATTCAGGCAATACCAGCACACCAAGTTGCATTTCCAGATAGTGGTAGGATATTTGAAATACAAGATGATAATATATCTACAGCTTACTCATATTCATATCCAGGGAACAAGCCATTAAATTATTTGATGACAGACGGAATTTATTATAACTCTGAAGAACAATATCTTTCTATTATTAAGTCAGATCTAGGAGGATCTTCATCAGTAGAGATGACTGACTTTATTTCAATACCATCAGGGATCGAAATCAATTCTTCTAAAATTGAATGGGTTGGATCAAACGGGATTACAGTTTCAGTCAACAATCAAGAGTGTGTTAATGGCGGAGAAATACCAAACTATTCAAGGGGAAGTTTTTCTTCAGAAACTGGACTTAACATAAAGATAACAATATCTTCTTCTGATATAAGCAAATATATACCTAGACTATATGGGCTTTCAATTACGCTATATAAGGATCAAACCGTATTTGCCTCAAACTCTGCAGACTATATAAATCATTTAAACACAGAGTCGTTTACTTTAGGAAGCAAAAAACATCCGATATTATCAAGAGATAGCCGAAATGGAGTCAAGACTTTTAGTGGCTCTGGCTTTAGCTTAAATACAGAAGAGCTAATTAGCACAGTAGAGTTTTTCTATACTCCCTCAACTTTATCAAATAGCGGGCTAGTATCCTCAGTATCTGGCACTGGAGCGGCGTCAAACTATTCTTGGGTTACCGCTGGCACAGTAAGTAAAACTAATATTGCTGGAATATATATAAATGGGATAAATAAGACATCTCAGACATTAGTATCAAATGTATTTACTGCTGGAGAAATACACCATGTTGTAATTGTATATACTAGCCCAATATCTGGAACATTAAAGTTTAATTCATCAGCGCTAGGCTCAGTTCCAGCCACATATCAAAATATTGCATTGTACCCTTCGGCATTTGATTCCACAAAGGTTTCTGGCCATTACTCTTTATATACACAGAGAGCCGTATCTTTAGCGGATGATTCGTCGGTCACCCTGACAGAAAATGGCACTTCAGTATACAATAACGACTGGCTTGTAATACAAAACATATAATTTTGTCATAAGGCATGACAAAACTAGACTTATGCTTGAGATAATGGTAAAATAAAACACTATGGACTTCAATAAGATAAACACAAAAGTATTAGACGAAGAGTCAACTCTAGGGATCTATGTTTGGGAAATGCCAGACGGACGATGGATTGGAGATGACGATGGAAACTATCTATCCGTTACCTCTAAAAAGGGAAATCGATCCAGAATGGACGCCCTAGCCAGAGAAGTAAAGTCTTATGGAATCTATGAAGGACAGCCACTATTCCTTTCAGCAAGAAGGAAGATTGATGATGAAGAATTTCATTATCAGCAACAAAGACTTAATCTTGGCCTAGTTCCAGATCCACTAGATATTGGAAATTATAAAGATGAGATGAAAAAGTTAGGTAATATTAGGAGATAAAAATGGAATTTATTAATGACGAAAGTTCACAAAATATTATTGATATTTCCAATACCGCTGACTGGTTTTCATTTAAAAAAGAAGCAACAGCAAGCAACGACCCGTTTGCCGTAGACATTGAAGAATTAAAAAAGTTTAAAGGGTTAAGCCCAGCATTTCGTAGAAAAATGAACCGTGACTTTTCAAAATCATTTACTGGAATTCAAGGCACTACAACACAGCAAAACTTGCTTGCTCAAGCAATTACTGGCTATGCTATGTTCGATCTTATTGAGCCTACATATAACTTAGAATACCTTTCAAAAATTTATGAAGTTTCAACATATAACTACGCAGCAATTAACGCAAAGGTTTCTAATATTGTTGGCTTAGGATATGACTTTATTGAAACAAAGAAAACTAACGACGCATTTGATGCAATAGAAGATGAAAAGGTTTTGGCTAGAGCACGTAAAAAGCTTGGAAAGCTTAGACAAGATTTGCAAGACTGGCTAGACACAACAAATGATGAAGATACATTTACTCAAACTTTAATTAAAGTGTACACAGATTTAGAAGCAACAGGTAACGGCTTCCTTGAAATCGGAAGAACCACCAATGGAAATATTGGTTATATAGGACACATTCCAGCAAAGACAATGAGAATAAGAAGATTGCGTGATGGCTTTATTCAATTGCTTTATGGTAAGGCTGTGTTCTTTAGAAACTTTGGAGACACAGAAACATTAAGCCCTATTGCTACACAAGAAGAAAGACCTAACGAAGTTATTCATTTTAAAAAGTATACTCCTATGAATAACTATTATGGCATTCCAGATATTATTGCTGCACAGACAGCCCTAGCTGGAAATGAATTTTCTGGAAGATATAACCTTGACTACTTTGAAAATAAAGCGGTCCCAAGATATATCATTACCGTAAAGGGTGCAAAGCTTTCACCAGAGTCAGAAAGAAAATTGCTTGAGTTTTTTCAGGTTGGATTAAAAGGGAAAAATCATAGATCTCTTTATGTGCCTCTACCAGCAGACACCCCAGATTCAAAAGTTGAATTTAAGATGGAGCCAATTGAGGCTGGAAACCAGGAAGGCTCATTTGAGAAATATCGTAAATCAAATAGAGATGAAATCCTGCTAGCACACCGTGTCCCAATTAATAAAATTGGAACTCCAGAGGGCCTAAGCCTTGCAAATGCTCGTGATGCAGACAAGACATTTAAAGAGCAAGTTTGTCGTCCATCACAAATGATTTTAGAAAAGAAATTAAATAGAATATTTGAAGAAAAAACAGATGCTCTTTTATTAAAATTTAATGAATTAACTTTAACAGATGAAGATACCCAGTCTAAAATAGATGAAAGATATTTAAGGATGAAGGTAATTACTCCAAATGAAGTTCGAGTCAGAAAGGGCATGATCCCAATAGATGGCGGAGACGAAATGGTTGAATTAAAGCCTCAGCAGGCAGCAGACCAAAGAGCTACTGCTGGTAAGACTAGGGGCAGAGATTCCGAAAGAGCAGCAGATTCTCCAGATAAATCTGGGGAGGGAAGAAATGCAAAGGGAGACGGAAGCAAAGTAGAGTAATTACTACTCAACTACTTATTTGCCTTTTGATGTATACGAGTATAAAATTAAGCATATGAATATTGAAAAATCACAATGGTCAAGTAATGGAGATAATCTACATTTATCTATTCCGTTTACTAAAGTTAACCGTGAAAAAAGAACAGTATCAGGCTTTGCTACATTAGACAATGTTGATCAAACAGGAGATGTTGTAACAGCAGAGGCAAGCACAAAAGCATTTGAAAGTTTTCGTGGAAACATTCGTGAAATGCACGGATCACTTGCAGTTGGTAAAATGTTATCATTTAAGCCAGAGACATACTACGATCCAATCTCAAAGAATTTTTATAATGGAATTTATGTTACAACATATGTTTCAAAGGGCGCACAAGATACATGGGAAAAGGTTCTTGACGGAACTCTTTCAGGATTTTCAATTGGCGGAAAGATTACAGATTCAGATAATGAAGTTAATAAAGTCAACGGTGAAACTGTTCGTTTTATTAAGGGCTACGATTTAATTGAGCTTTCAATTGTAGACTCACCAGCAAATGAATTATGTAACATTATTTCATTTGAAAAAGTAAATGGTCAGATGATTGCCAAAGGTATTGCAACTCAGGTTGTAACAGAAAATATTTTTTATTGCGAAGAAAGCGACTCAGTTTTTGTATCAACAGAAAAAACATTTGATTCACCAGTTTCTGGTAAGCCAGCAACACTAATAGGTTGGGTTGAAAGTTCAGATACAAATAAGTCAAAAGAAATAGATAAGATTCTTGCTTCATTCAAGAAGTCAAGATTGTCGTTGCCTGATACACAAACAATTGCAAAACAGGCAAACGCAGAAGGAGGTAATGAAGTGTCAGAAAATACAGAAAACGTAGTAGTTGAAGAAACTACAGCCGTTGAAGAGACTCCAGTTGTTGCAGAAGAAGCAGCACCAGTTGTCGAAGAAGCTCCTGCAGAAGAAGCAGCAGCAGACGCTCCTGCCGAAACTCTGGAAAAAGCAGCCGACGTATCAGAAGTTATGGTTGATGAACCTGATTTTGCAAAAATGTTAGGCGATCTAAAAAACTTTTTCTCAGAGACTCTAGAAAAGTCAAACAGCACAAGCTCTGCTGAATTTACAACAGTTAAAGAAACTGTTGAATCATTTAGCAAGTCTGTTGAAGTAAAGCTTTCAGAGCAGGCAGAAGTAAACAGCGCATTAGCAAAAGCTATTGAAGAAATCAAAAACACGATTGATGGCGTACAAAAGCGTGTCGATGCAGTAGAATCAGAGACTGCAGTTAAGAAGTCCTCAGATCTTGGCGGATCTCAGGAAGTAACAATCAAAAAATCCAAATGGAACGGTTCTTTCCTCGGTTCCGTGAACGAAATATTTAACTAAGGTAGGTATAAAAATGAGCAATGATTTATTAAAAACTATTGCAGCAGGTACAACAGCAACAGGTACTTTCGCTTCTTCAGGGACTGATGTAAATGGTATTCACACAGCCCAAGAAGCAGGTAACGGTGGTTTGTTAAACCCTGAGCAATCAGCTCGCTTTCTAGACTACATGTTCGACGCAACCGTCATTGGTAAGGTCGCACGTACAGTTCGCATGAAGGCAGACACAACCGAGATTGATCGTATTGGTGTTGGCGAGAAGCTTATGAAGCTCGCTACAGAAGGAGATGACACTTCTTCAAACGCAGCAGTTACTTTCTCAAAGATCTCTCTTACAACTAAGAAGCTTCGCTTAGATTGGGAACTTTCAACTGAGTCTCTAGAAGACAACATCGAAGGTCCAGATCTAGAAGATCACATCGCAAGAATGCTTGCAACACAGGCAGGAAACGATATTGAAGATGTTATCCTTAACGGTAACACAGCACTTACATCAGATGCACTTTATAAGGCATTCAACGGTGTAGTAAAGAAGTCCAAGACATACGGTCACGTAGTCGACGCTGGTGGAGCTGCAATTTCACGTGCAGTATTCAACTCAGCACTTAAGGCACTTCCACGTAAGTACAAGCAACGTCGCACAGACCTTCGCTTCCTTGCTGGATCAAACTTGATCCAGGATTACTTATACTCAACTTCACAGAACATCCAGAACGTTAACCCACAGGATATCGCTTCAGGAATCATTCGTGGAGATGTCGCACCTCTAGGTGGACCAGCAGGATATGTAGCTCCATACGCATTTGGTATTCCAATCGTTGAAGTTCCACTTCTTCCAGAAACACAGACAGGTGACTACTCAGCAGCAACAGGTTCACACGGTGACGTACACTTAACATTCCCAAATAACGTTGTTATTGGTGTTAAGCGTGATGTAACTGTATACCGCTTCTTCTGGCCACGTAAGGACTCAATCGAGTACACAATGTATACTCGTGTTGGCGTCCAGATCGAACAAGCAGATGCTTGGGTTGTAGTAAAGAACGTTAAGGTTGCTTCTTAATTAATTTAAGAATTAATCACCGAAAGGCCCCCAATTAATTTTGGGGGCTTTTCATTTAAATTCATCAATGCTATAATTAAATACCTAGAAAAAGGAGTAATACATGTCATTTGAGACATTAAAAGTTGCAGAGCTAAAGAAGATCGCAGAAGATTTTGCGGTAGAGACAGAAGGTCTAAAGAATAAGGCGGATGTAATTGCTGCCTTGGCAGAAGAAGGCGTTACTTATGCGGTATATGCCAAGACTCTAGAAAAGCTTGAAGAGGCGGAAGATGAATCCGAAGAAGTTCTTCCAAGATTTGATCCTAAAAAATCACAATCTAAGGATGATGTGCTAGTTAGAATGACTAGAGCAAATTTTCGTTACGATATCTTAGGGTATACCTTTACAAAGGAACATCCATTTATTGCAATGAAAGAAGAAGACGCACAAAAAATCTTTGATATGGAGGAAGGTTTCCGTTTAGCTACACCAAGAGAAGCACAAGAGTACTATAGCTAACTAAACCTATTTAAATGGCAGAAGTTTATATTGAAAGTAATTTCCCAGTTAAAACAAAAATATTTTATGCTGGAGAAATTATGGATGCAGACGGCAGTGTTGTAGCAAAAGTTTACGACATTACCGAAGACCCTGCCATTACACCAGCAATTAATCCAGGAACACTTATAACTCAATTGGTTGCAACTAAATTAGAAGAAGACCTTGGAACATACAAAGTTGTATTCCCATTCTCTCTTACAACAAGGCCAAGAAAATTTAAGCTAGAGTGGACTTACGCTATTGGAAGTGAATTAGTTAAACATTATTCAACAGTAGATGTTGTGAGACCCTATATTGATTTAGGAGATGCAATAGAGGATCTTGATTTTGGAACCGATCCTTCTGACCCAAATAACAAAACATATCATGAATTAATTATGGCAGAAAAATGGGCTAGAAAAACTATTGAGTCATACACAGGACAGCAGTTCTATTTGTATAATGATCTTCATATTGTTTATGGAGATGGCGCAGATTCTTTAAGACTGCCATTTAAAATTAGCGAGATACATGAACTGTATGAAAATGATATATTGTTAGTCGATACAATTAATAATATAAATAACTGGAACTACGATACTCAGATATCTGAGAGCGGTTTTGGTATTAGAATTAATAGAGCAAACATGTTGGATAATACTGTTTATACGGCAAACGGTATGGTCCCGCCAAGCATCAATGATACTTATAACGGTGTATTTAAAAACGGAAGTGTCTATAAGATTCAAGGTGTATACGGGTGGGATACAGTACCACAAGAAGTTAACGAAGCATGCATACATTTAATGAGAGACTATTTCTCTAAAGATAGAAGATGGCGAGAGAAGTATCTTGCTAGCGTACAATCATTTGATTGGAATTTTAAATATAACACAGGAGCTTTCGTAGGAACTGGCAACTTATATGTGGATCAGATCCTATTGCCTTATGTCTTAACACAAATGGTTGTAATCTAAATGTTTGATATAGTAGAGGCAACATTTTCAATGAAGCTAGACCTGTATAGGCAGTCAGACGTACAAGATGCAAATACTGGTGCCATTAAAAAAGAATGGTCCTATGAAAAAACCCTTAACTGTTATGCAAAGGGAGTCATAAGCAACTCTTCTTCTTCAAGGTCTGGGGACAGACAAGTCTTTAATAATAGATACGAGAACACCCAGTATATCGATGTTAGAACTTCAGAAAAATTAAATACAAGATTTAAAGTAACAAATATAACTGGTCCCAGCGGTAAACCGATTTGGACAGAGTTGGACTATCCCACTGAGACTCCAACAGTATTTGAAATAATTGGTTCAACTCCAATAACAGATGCCTTTGGAGAAATTTTGGGGTATAGCTCAAATCTAAAGAGATCGGAGAATCAGCAAATTGGACTCTAGTCAATTATTAATGACCGCTGCCAGCGGACTTGAAAAGTTAATGTCAAATCCAACTAAGAGCAATAGCAATCTTAGGGATAGCAGCGTAGCTCAAATATCTGCAGCAATTTATTATAAGGCTAGCGTCATTTCTCAATTGACTTCAAACACCGCATTTCAAAAAAAATTTAGAGAAGTAATATACGGACAGATAGAAAAAGACTTTGGTGACTATATTGATTCTCAAGCAAGAACAAAGCCAAAATCATTACATCATGTTTATGAGTGGAATAAGGCTGGATCACCAGAAGCAAGACTATTTAAGTTAAGATCATTTGAACATAATGCGCTGTCATTTAAAGTCGGATATGATTTTAAATTATCTAAATCAAATGTTCCCTCACCAGCAAGATCAAAGAAATATAAGTTTGCAAATAAAGCATATGTCATGGAAAATGGCATACCTGTTACAATCGCTCCAAAGGCCGCTGAGAGACTTGTGTTTGAGGTTAACGGTTATACTGTCTTTATGCCCAAAGGTCGCTCTATCACCGTCTCAAAGCCTGGTGGAGGTGCTGCTACGCATCAGTTCAGACTTGCGTACTCAAGATTCTTTAAAGGGAATTTAGCAGGAGACTCAATTAGAAGATCTGGGTTTCAGCAATTGTTTAATTCAAAAATGTCTAAAGCTTTAAAGGTACCAGGCGGGATAACAAGAGTTCAATATTCTTTTTCACCAAATACAGTTAGAACACAAGCAAGCTCATCATTAAGCCAAGCATTTGGAGGATCACTATGACAGTAGATTATAAAGCAGATGCTATGCTTGAAGTTCGTAAGTACCTATGGGATTCTTTGGCGACAATAGGTATATTTGACGAAGACAATTATTATAGTGACAATATTGGAGAAGCAATAATTCCAATTATTCCAGTACAACAGCAGCCAGAGCTAGACCAATTTTTGAGCGGTAAGAAGCATATTGTCTATGACAAGATAGGTATGTCATATGAGGACAACTGGCTTGTATGCTGTGAGCAAATTCTATTTACAATTTATTCAACAGATGTGTCTGAGATATCAGAAATTAGAAACTTTATGACAGATCTATTTAGAAGAATGGACGAATCTGCTAGAGATATAAATCGCTGGGACGGCATATCAAACAAGTTTAAGTTCTATAGCATATTCATCTCAGACATTTCTGCTACTACCCCATCTGAAGAATTACAGGGATTCTTATCCACAGACGTGATCCTTGAAATTAAATACTCTAGATTTACCGATTCTGTTGGTAGATTCATCTAGTTTGCCTTAAGGCCAAAAATGGCTTATTATTATACCAGAGGAAAGCGGCCTAGCCAGCCAAAATTTTTATAATACAACTTAATACAGATTTTTTTATACAGGAGGTTTTAAACATGGCACAAAACACAGGTAATGCCAAAAATATTCTCGTTGGTGCGTCACCACTGTTTCTTTCAGTAAATGATTCAACAACAGTAGGATATGTAGATAACATGGAGCCAGGAACAGCAAGATCTGGAGTCCCAACTGTATCTACAAAGGTACCAGCATTCAATCCAAACTCATCATATATCCCAACACTAAATGCACTAGATGTTAATTTAGCTGGTGGAACAGATGCAGCAGCATACCGTAACGTAGGTTACACAAACAACGGTCTTCAGATTACTTACAACCCATCATACGGTTCAGTAACAGTAGATCAGCTTCTTGATACAGCAAAGCTATTCAAGGAGTCAATGGAAGTTATGATTGCAACAGAAATGGCAGAAGGTACTCTAGAAAATATTCTAGTTGTATTCGGACAGGCCAGATCAACACTTTCAGGATCAACACTAGGAATTGAAGCAGGTGCTCTTGGAGCAGCTCCAACAGAGCGTCAGCTTATTGCAGTAGGTCAAGCACCAACTGTATCAAGCCCAAATTCAGAGCGTGTTTACTATGCACGTAGAGTTTTGTCTGTACAACAGTCACAGTTCTCATTAGCACGTAACAATGCATCAACATTCCCAGTAACATTCCGTCTTCTCCCATCAGGAGATTCTGCTTACGCAGGACAGGAATACGGTAAGATTATTGACCGTACTTGGACAGTAGCATAATTTAACTATTTAAATTACGGAAACCCCCATTAATTTGGGGGTTTTCTGTTTGTGTTAATAAAACCCTTTTGTTATAATAATAAAGACATATCCATAGGAGGATAAATTGGCAACTACAGTATATGACGTAGAAGAAATTACGTTACAAAATGGCGCAACAGTTAATCTTAAACCATTGACAATTAAAGAGCTACGCAAGTTTATGGCCGCTATCTCCAAAACTGGAGAAGCAAAAACAGAAGATGAAACACTAACAATTCTTATTGATGCTTGTGCAGTAGCACTAGAAAAGCAATTACCAGAATTAGTAAAAGATCGTGACGCATTCGAAGATGTTTTAGACGTCCCTACCATCAATCGCATTCTTGAAGTTTGCGGAGGAATTAAGATGGACGACCCAAACCTTCTAGCGGCAGCGGTTCTGGCTGGTCAGAACTAGATCTAGCCGCTTTAGAGGGAGAAGTTTTTCTTTTAGGTAATTGGAAAAATTACGCAGAGATAGAAGAAAATCTTTCAATGCCAGAACTTATTCAGACATTGAAGTCAATGCAAAAAACGGAATCAGAAAAAAGAAAGTTTTTAGCTGGAATCCAAGGCATTGATATAAATGATGAACAAGAAGAAAAAGAAGGTCCTACCTTTGAAGATATACAAAGAAGAGCACTTGGTATAAATGCAAGCGGAGATGATGTAGTATCACTTCAAGGAGCATTAGCAATACAAGGTGGATTTGGTATCGGAGCTGGATTAGGATACATCAAGGAGTAAAATAGATAAATGGCTGATGAGCAAATTGTAACCAATATAGTTGCAACCTCAGATTTTTCAAGTCTCATTGCCGATGTGCAACGGACCACAGTAGCACTATCTAAATTACAGTCACAGTTATCTTTATCAAACGCAGCATTAGCGAATCAGGCTGGCCAGATACAAAAAGGTTTTGGAGAAACTCTAAGATCAACTGGCCAGTTTACTTCGCATTTTGTTACCGTTGGATCAGAAGTAGAAAAATTTGGAAAAAGCCTAGACACTGGAAGACTTAAACTAAGGGATTACTTTAGGGTATATCAGGATCATACAAAGAGTTCAGGCGGATTAATTAGAGGCTTAGCCAAAGAACAAGTAGCGCTTCAGCAATCTATAGTACAGTCACTTGGTAAGTCTGCAGATGGCATGCAGAAGTTTAACGTACATGTTAAAACTGGATTAGATGAAGTAGCAAATAGAACTGCATTAGCAAAGAAAGAAATGCAGATTTACAACAAGGTTATTCAAGACGGCGGAAATCAAATTATTAACTGGGGTAAGAATACTCAGTGGGCTGGTCGTCAGTTAACTGTTGGGCTAACCGTTCCCATTGCAGCATTTGGCGTAGCAGCATCAAAAGCATTTAGAGACGCTGACCAAGAGCTTGTAAGACTTACAAAGGTTTATGGCGGTTTATCTGCAACAAGCTCAGCAGAGTTAGCTAAAGTTAGAAAAGATGTTGAAGCAACAGCAAAAGAATTAGCTGCTGCATATGGTGCATCATACAAAGATACAATCTCTTTAGCTGCAGATATTGCAGCAACAGGTAAACAGGGCAACGAGCTGCTTGAGTCTACAAAAGAAGCAACAAGACTTTCGATTCTCGGAGAAGTAGATAGACAAGAAGCTATGAAAGCTACGCTTGCTATTCAATCTGCATTTAAGCAGAATACAAATGAATTAACAGAATCAATTAACTTCCTCAACGCAGTTGAAAACCAAACCTCAACAAGCCTTGCAGATTTAGTGGAAGCAATTCCAAAAGCTGGTCCAGTTGTAAAGGCATTGGGTGGAGATGTTGAAGACTTAGCGCTTTATTTAACTGCAATGCGTGAAGGCGGAATTAATGCATCAGAAGGTGCAAACGCTTTAAAGTCTGCGCTTGCTTCTATTATTAATCCAACTAAAGTTGCTAAAGAACAATTCATGGGATTTGGAATTGACTTAAGCGGAATAGTAAATAAAAATGCTGGAAACCTAACAGCAACAATATTAGAAATTCAAGCTGCCTTAGAGACATTAGATCCACTAAAGAAGTCACAGGCAATTGAGCAGCTATTTGGTAAATTCCAGTTTGCTAGAATGAATGCGCTGTTTGAGAATTTAGGCAAGCAGGGAAGCCAGACTTTACAGGTATTGGACTTAATGAAAGCAAGCTCACAAGATCTTGCAAATGTAGCTGGTCGAGAATTATCACAAATTACTGAGTCTGCTTCTGGTAGATACAGAAGAGCACTTGAGTCATTAAAAGCTGACCTAGCTAAAGTTGGAGAAGAATTCCTCAAAATTCAAACATTCTTTATTGAGCTTGTTGACAAGGTAATTAATTTTGTTCAAAAGCTACCAGATCCAATACAAAAGGTTCTTACATTGCTCGCTGGTTTCACTGCAGCAGCAGGTCCACTTATCATGCTTACAGGTGTATTTGCTAACTTCTTTGGATATGTCATCAAGGGTGTTGGACATCTAAGAGCATTATTTAAGGGTGGAGAAGGATTTAAATTATTAACTCCACAAATAGTTGCAGCAAATCAAGCTGGAAGCTTAATTGAAAAAACATTCTACAGCGATGCAAAAGCGGCGGCAACATTAGCAACAGCTTTAAATAACTTAAACAACGAGTTTAATCTTTTATACAACAAGGCAAACAACGTAATGCCAGTTGCCCCAGCTATTTCAACTATGGCAAACAATATGTTTATGCCAGGTGGCGCTCAAGAAAGAGTTGTAAATACACAAAGCTCAATGTTGGGCAAGCCATATTCAAGAGACATGTCTCATATGATTCCATCAAAGAGTCCACAGGCTGGATCTATTTTTGGAGTTTTGCCTGGTACTGCTCCAGTTAACAAAAGAATTAGTAATAATCCACAGATTTATGCTGCTGGAGATATGCCAGATATTCCTGGTCTTACAACTGTAAACAAAGTTTCTACTGGAGTTGTTGCTTCAGAAGCTGCAAAGTTCCACTCAATGACAGCAGCAATTGCAATGCAATCACAGTCAGAACTTGCAGAATTAAAACAAGAAGTTGCCGCAACTGGAAGTATTACGACACAGCTTTCACAGTCTTATCAAACACTGCTTCCGCAGATGACAGAAGTTATTCAAAATGCTGTGAGACAATCAGAACTTATTGTTGCAGAAACAAAAGCAGGAAAGATTACATTAGACCAGGCTAAGGCTAAGATACTTGCACTGAATGCTCAGATAGAAACTATGCTTGCATCTACAGCTACTAGCGTTGCTGCAGCACAGGGAAGAACAATTAATGTTGGCATGGTTCCTCTAACAAATCAGCCAGCTGTTGATCCTAGAACTGGCAAGAGTAACATGAAAGAAATGTTCCATAAAGCTGGAAATGCTAATTTAATGAATACAATAGCAAGAGCTTTGGGAGTAAGAACATCTGGCGGAGGATACAGCACAGAGACAACAATGCCAAAAAGACTTAATGACGGTGGGTTTGTCCCAGGATCTGGGAACACTGATACTCATTCAGATACACTTCCAGCTGGCTCATATGTTGTAAATAAAAAATCTTCTGAAAACCCATTATACAGATCTGTGTTAATGGCAATGAAAACTGGAATTAGATTTAATAGAGGTGGAGAGGTACCAGTACTATTAACACCAGGAGAATTTGTTGCTGATCCACAAACAGCAAAAGCAAATCGCCCAATACTAGAGTCTATAAATGCTGGCAAGTACGCACTTGGCGGAACAGTAACTGGCAACAGGATGAACTACGGCATGAGATCTACCAGACAAGGATCAAAGAACCCAGCTCTTATTGAAGCTTCTTTAGCTCAAGTAATTGGATTCAATACAGACAAGAATTATGCAAAAAATTCTTATACTGGTGCAGTACTAAATGACTCATGGGCAATCTATGACGCATTAAGCTCAGCAATGGGAAGACCAGCTGATCCAAAAGAAGCAATTGCAATTGCGGAAGCAATGGAAGAAGAAGCAAGATCGGCAGCTACCTTTGGCGGAGTCCTTGATGAAAAAGAATATAATAAGGTTGCTAAAGAGCAGATGTCTACATGGAAGCAAAAGCTTAAGGCTCAGTATCCAAACATAAGGCTTACTAGTTCTACTAAAAGACAGAATGCAACTAGCCCAACTGTTAGAAAATTAATTCATGCATACATGCTTAAAGATAAAAGATTTAGCAGAGATTATTTAAGAACATTAGATGTTTCTGAAGGTGGAAATGCTGTAAGAGCACATAGAGACCAATTATCTCAATCTTCAGACAAGGTAAATCCATACAAGTATTTAAGATCTGCTGTTGTTACCCCTACAAACGTTAATTATGAAAGCAAACAATTACAAGATTATTATGGAATAGACAACTATAGAGATAGAGTTTCTATGGGTCCTCAACAAGCAGGAGAAGACGCAAAGAGATTACTCAAGGGAGTTGGATTTAATTCAATTTCTGCATACGAAAAGTACTTGAAGGAAAAGAAAGAAAAGAAAGATGCTGCAAAAGCACCTAAGAAGTACAAAGAATTTTTGGCTGCCAGAACAATTGGAAAGCCTTCTCTATTTACACCAGCACTTGCTGGAGCAATTAGAAGAAAGAAGGGTGGGCTTATACCAAGACTGCCATCTGCAATTATAGATAGATTAACTGCTAGATGGGAACCACCTAGACAATTCTATAAGCCAGGATTCCAGTACAAGCTTGGAAACCAAGATCCACTTCATGGCCCACTTCAAATTGGCATGTCTCAAAGACTAAAAAGATATGCTGGGTATGATCCAAATGATTACGACATGCGTAGAGATGTTGTGTTTAGAGATGATCAATTTAGCAGATTAAATATTATGCCAGGATTCCTTACTGGAACAGCTGAAGAACGTGGTAAATATGCAACCGCTCAATACATGAGTGGCAATTTAGACATAATGTCTCAAATGGAAAGATTGGGTAACCACCCACTTGGACCAATTGCTGCAATGAAAACTCAACAGCAAAAGTTTAGTGGTAAGTTGTTTAGAGGGATAAAGATGGGCAAAACCTTTAAAGGATTGCCAGAAGAATTAATAGATGCAATTAGAATGGCAAGAGCAACTGGAGACGCATCTGGTTTAATCGGCAAAGAATTTATTATGCGCCGATCATCCTGGAGCAAGAGCCCTACGGTAGCAAGTTTCTTTGCCCCAGGAAGCAAAGTTGATCCAGAGTCATTGGTAATTGAAGCTTCAGTAAAAAATAGAAATATTTTACCAGCAGGAGATATGTTCCCTGATAAAAAGTTCGTGGCTCCGTATGGACAAGATTGGAGTGCAGGGCAGCTAGGCGGACAGTATAGATCAGAACAAGAAGCTATCTTTGGCGGAAAGTTTAGAGTAATAGGATTTGATAAAGGTAAGCTTAAGGTAGAAACAGTTGTTGATGGAGCAAGAGTAGACGGTGGAGATACACAGGCTGGTAAGTCTTATTTAGTTGGAGAAGATGGTCCAGAAATATTTGTTCCTAAAACAGACGGCACCATAGTTCCTAATGTTAGTGGCGGTAGAAGAATGGGAGCAATGGCTGCTAACTACGGCGGTAGCATGCTAGGCTACGGCTTAGCTTCAAAGCTTGCACCAGGAAACATGCTTGCACAAATAGGTGGCGGTCTACTAGGTGATGTTGCAGGAAATGCAATGTACAACAGAATTATGAGAGTCGGAGTTGCAGCTGGAACTGCAACTACCAAAACATCACTCTTAGTTAAAGCATTCCAGTTCTTCATTAAATTACCAGGACCAGTTAAGTTATTAGCTGGAATTGCTGGTGTAGGCATGGCCCTACAATCTGTAAATAAAAAACTTGAAGAACATAGAAGAGTTGTTAATTCTGCATTTGGTTTAGAGTCAACAACTGTTGCAAAGCTTGGCCTGCAATATACAACACTAGAGCAAAGAATGAAGGACTACAGAAAGTCAACAGATTTAGCAAATGCTTCTGCAGCAGCCTTCAAGTACACAACCAATAAGGTAGGCGGAGCACAGGGAATAGATATGACTCAGGAAGAGCTAGATGCTCTCAAAAAGTCATCACAAAAGAATTTTAAGACAGAAATATCTATGTTTAATACAGCATCACTAGATGAGCTGCCACAGAAGGCTACACAGCTAAAGGCAATGTTTGTGTCATCTGGAATGGCCGTACAAGACGCAAATGAATTAATCTATGCATTAATATTAAACTCTAATAAAGCAGAAGGCGCATTAACTGCACTTGGCGATAAAGGATTTGGTTCAATTCAGGATAAGGGTACAGCGGCAGCTGCAACACTCAAAACATACTACTCAGTTATTGCAAAAGGCAATACTGATCAGATTGGCAAGTCTGTTGACTCAGCGCTAAATGCATATCTTAATCTAGAAACATCTTTAGTAAATATAACAGATAAAACAAAGCCTATAGTAACTGAATCAGAAGCATACCTAAAGGTATTAAATAAAATTAAAAATAGTAATGCTGGAAATGCTCAATTAGGCGGAGACATTTATTTGGCACTATCCAGACAAAACTCAGAACTTGGAAAAATTATCAACAGCACAGACACTTTTGCTTCTGTTTTGGCTAAGGTTAAGTTGAGTACTTCAGGGCTCCAGCTTGATTTTGCAAACATGGGTGAAAAGGCTGCAATTGCTCTTTCAATGGTTGTTTCAAAACAGCAAGAAAATTTGGCAGCAACATCTGGTCCTTTTGCTGAGCTTGCAAAAGATATTGAAAATACTGGCAAAGCAAGCGCTGATCAAATTGTAAAAACATCACAAATTTCTGCTGATGCAATAAACAAGCAAATAGAATTGCACAATAAGAATATCAAAAAGATTAAAGAAGAAGCCGATGCTAGAAAGAAAGCTCTAGACGAAAATCTTTCTGACGAAACAACTTTATTACAAATTAAAAAGAAGCAGATGGAATATGCTGACGCAATTGCTGCTGGAGACATGTCAAGAGCTGCTCAAGCTCAATTAGATATACAGATGTTAACAAGAGCTCAAGAAGTCACTGTAGCAAAAAGATCAATTGATGATAAAGCAGAAAAAGACATTAAGAAACAACAAGATGCAATTGACGCTTTAAATAAAAAGCTTGATGGATTGCAAAAGACTGTAAATTCTGCACAAGCATCTGCAGCTGCTTCACAAAAGAAATCTGCTGACCTTCAATCAATGATGGATGAGCTTGTTGCTTTAACTGTAGCTGGATCTGACGGAGTTGATCCAAAAGAATCTGCTAGAAGAGATACATTAATTAATAAATTAACAAAAGCTGGCTATAAAGATATAGCAGCTAAAATAACTGGAGGTGCAAAACCTTCATTTGTTAATAACTTCCAAGGTGGGGTAGACAATCTAGCAGAACTTTCAAAGACTAGTTTACAAAAAGCAATGGACGACAACAAAGGCCTAGCTGTTTGGATTAAAGATCCAGAAACAAAAGCGTTATTTGGTAAGCTACAAAATGGAGAAAATCCTGGATTCCAAGCACCAAAGGGAACTCCAAATACTCCAATTATAAACCCTAAAGATCCAGTAAAAGATGTTTCAAAAGAAAAAACTATTTTGGAGGCAGCTAAAGCTGCTGCTGGTGGTAAAAAGAAAACAACTATGGTTGATATCAATGGCATAGCCTATGAAATATTTAAGTATGGAAACTCTCAGTACTTAATGCCAAAGGGTACAAGCGGTAGCGAAATCTATGAATATCTTTTTGCAGATGGTAGAATATCTTTAGGAAAAAGAGTGAAAGATCTAAAGAGAAACTATAGCCTTGGCGGACCAGTATTTGGAGCAGGAACTGCAACATCTGACTCAATACCAGCAATGCTTTCAAATGGTGAGTATGTTATTAATGCAGCATCAGTACAAGCATACGGCAAAGAAGTATTTGATAGCTTTAATAACAGAAAGTTTGCAATGGGTGGAATGGTTAGCCCATCATTTAATATTCCTGGAGGACCAGCCTCACTTGGCAATAATGCAGGTTCACGATATAATGGTGGAGGACAAGTTTACAACTATAGCGCAGGTGGAATTGTTATTAATCCAGCGCAAGGACAGAATGAAAAGCAAATTGCAGAATATGTAGTTTCAATAATGGATGCAAAGAACGGTTTAAGAAGAGCAAGCACTGGAGATAAAGGAAGGTTCCTACAAACATGATAATGCCAAGAGGTTCCATACTTCAAATAGAAGCTAAAGATTTATTAGCAACTCCAGCTGGCACAAGCCTAGTTTGGAATAAAGTTACAGAACATAATAGATCTGCATTCGATATGAGCCCAATGAGAATTGAGCGTACACAAAGAATGTCAAACGGCTCATTGAGAAAATTTTATATTGCAGACAAATATAGATTTAATCTATCTTGGGATATGCTGCCTTCATATAGAACTTTAACAGTAGACGGGGCATGGGGAGCAGAAGATCTAAGATCCTTTTATAATAGCGCAGAAGGCCAAGGCACATTTAAAATTCGTGTAAACTTAGCAAAGACTGGATCAAACCAAGAGTCAAGCGGATATGAAGAATATACAGTTAATATAACTGGATGTAATTTTGCAATTGCTAAGCGTGGGCTACAGCCACATTGGAGCGTATCTCTTTCACTGGAAGAAGTATAATGATTACTGCATCCGATGATTTAAAAAACATATTAAAACAAAATGTCTCAGTAAAGACATCTACTCAGACTACCATCGAATACAACATGAACTCCTTGATTGACGGAATAACTGTTACATCAACTAATACGGATACAGAGTATACAAATAAAATTGAAAACTGGCCAAGCGGAAAACCAAATCCATTTAAAAAGCTTTTCCCTATGGATTCAGTAATTAAACCATTTAGACCTTTAAACTCTGGTATTAGATATTTTATATTTAATAGTAGCGACCCATACAAAGCAATAGTTGATCCACGTAAAATTACTTATCCATCAACAAGCCCTAGAACCTATTATCCAGGCATATCAACTTTTTATAAATACTGGGTAAGCCCAGAAGGTGCAAATGCCAATCTTACTGTTACTTATAAACAGACCACATCAACAGGGGGCAATAAAGCTGCCCTTGCAAATAAAATAGTTTTAAGATTTGAGAAATATCATCAACTTCCATCTGGATATACAGTAACAGTTACTCCAGTAACAGGATCTCCAATAACAACTTCTACATATACTGTAGATGCTAGTGGACAAGCTGCAATATATTATAACGGAACCACTTGGACAAATACTGTTCCAGCAGAGCCAGTTTCATATGCTTCCCCACAATCAATTAAATCCATTACTTTAAATGCAACAAATCCTAGCACAACAAATATTCTAGGTGTTATAGAATTTTCTGCCAGATGGATAAAAGATATCTCTTCAGACATTATAGATTTTTCTATAAACAAAGAGTCATCAGATTCATCGGATGGCATTCTTCCAGTTGGAATTGTAACTGCAAACACATTAAGCATGAACTTAGTTAAGTATGATCAGTCAACACTAAAATATGCAAACTATAACAGAGAGTCCACATCTTTTGACAGCAATCTCACCTACCTTGTAAAAAATGCTGAGATTAAATCATACATAAACGTTCATCATTCAGCAGGCGCAATAACAAATGGCTCTGATAAATATGATAAATTAATTCAAGGAACTTTCTATATCGACTCATCAGAGATTTCGGAATATGGAGACGTATCTTTAACTGCCTTAGATTCAGCAAAATATTTAATGGAAACATATGCACCAGAAATTATATGCGAAGACTATCCAGTAACTGCAATATTTAGAAGACTGCTAGACTCAGTTGGTTTTTCTAATTATGGATTTAATATTAAAGATAATGAAACCTCTGTTCCAACCATTCAGTATTGGTGGAGCGATGGCACATTAACTGTATGGGAAGCAATACAAGAATTATGTAGAGACATTCAAATGAATGCTTTTGTCGACGAGAACAATACCCTTCAGTTCTATAGCAGAGACTATATATATGATGCTAGTACAAGAACTACCAACTGGGGATTTAACTACGCTGCAGATGGCACTACACTTCCAAACATAGTACAGTTTTCACAAAAAGAAGTTTCTTCAGCAAACTCAGTAAAGGTTTTATGGCAGAGTCCACTTACATCAAACTATAATGGAACATCTGGGCCGCTATGGGAATCAGCAGAAGCATTTTTATCTGCGGGAGCTTTAAGAAAAACAATCACAGCAGATTCAACAGCAGCAAATACAGATCTTTCAATAGACACTGTTGTTTTGGACAACTATTCACAACAGTATAGTTTATATAATTTTCAGGGATACGTATTAATTGATTCAGAGATAATAGAGTTTGATGCAATTGAGTACCAGTACACAGACTTATCAAATGCTCCACAAACAGCATGGCTAACATCTCAATCAGATGTTAGTAAATATCGTGCACTTTCTAAGCCAGGATACGCTGATCCAAAGCTTCCAGAAACTGCATACTTTAAGCCAACAGGTAGATACAGAGTTAAAACCAGAGGAGCACTTGGAACAACTCCAGCATTGCATGCAGCAACAGCAAATGCAAGATTAAGCGAATGGTCTCAGTATACAAACAATGGATCTGGTAAAGTTGGGTCAATTACCTCAATACCATTAAATGCAGCAACAGCAAATAAATATAAATCTTATTTAACAATATCAAACACTAACACTGCAGCAAAAAGCTATAGCCTAGCATTTAGACCATTTAGTGCGGTTACAGTTCCATCTAGTACAAACGTGACAGTAACTGGAGAAGGTGGGCCAGTTACAGTAAAGAGCTATACAGAGTCCTACTTTAGTTTTGGCACAACGCTATTTATTCAATCTGATATTACTGATACAAAGGGCAAGTATCCAAAACAAGGCGGAGGCTTGGGGTTCTTTGTAAATGCTACTGGATCAGATGGATACTTTATCTTATTAGAAACATTGTCTTCTGCAGCAACAACTGGGCAAAAAACAATTAGAATAGCAAGAATGAAGAACGGCGTACTTACAACTTTAGCGGATAGTCAAAAGACTAATCAAAAAACTCTATCAGCAGTATTTGGAAACCAATCACATATTATAGATGTGAAGGTAAAGTTGTTAGGAAAGTTTATTTATATAGATGCGTATATAAACGGATTTAAGATATCTGCAGTAGATCAAGCAACTGCCGCAAATGCTGGACTAATTGCTCCAACAATAAACTCTGGTTTAATTTGCCACCTTCCAAGCACAACTGGAATATACGATTACATATATGGGCTTGATATGACTAAGGACAAATACATTGCTGGAACAGCAAACATATATCAGGGTCAATTCTCAAATGATTTAGTTGACACGGCATTTGGTGATATCATATACAACGCAAATACTTCACAAGACGGCATACCAGTAACAAAAACTTCTATAGATGAATTTGGAACGGTTGTTAGAGAGATAGCTAAGGTTACAACTAAGTTTGATAGTAGGCCAGCTTATCCTCTAAAATGGACTACAGGCATGAATAAGTTTGCTAAGATACTTGGATCAAAAGTTTCCAACTTTGGTGGAGAAGCATATGTATTAAATAATTCATCTTCCACCATCCCTTTGGCAGATGGTGGATTTTCGAACTTCTATATTTATGGGAACACATTAGGTCAGTCTGGACAGCTAGAGTATTCAACAGATGAGTCTGCAGAGTATGCAAATAAAGAACCAGTAGTATTTGAGTCAAAGTGGATTCAGTCCTTGTCTGACGCTAAGTCTTTGGCGACATGGATTAAGCAAAAGGTTATAAATAGAGGCAAGATTGTTGAGCTTTCAATATTTGGAAATCCAATTATTGGAGTAGGAGACATTGTCACAATTAAGTACCCTTACAATGGATTTGCTGGAACAGAAAAGCTTATAGTTACAAACGTTAATCAATCTTATTCTCAAGGATTGGAGACTACCATTAGCTGCAGAACCCTGTAGAAATGCAAATGGTATAATGATAAAATGAAAAGAATTTCAATACAGCAAATTGTAGATGGTGCTCCAATTGTTATTGATGAGAACGATCCAGATTTAGTTTTTCTTAGCTCTAAAAAAGTAATAACAACCAAAAACGGTAAAGCTGTATATGATAAGTATGTTGGTTCTGTTCCAGGCGGAGACGGTGGAGGAGATACTCCTGAGCCACCAAAGCCTCCAGAGCCACCAAAGCCCCCATTTAAACCAGATATACCAGATTTAAGCGATATAGAAAGTATTACTTATGAGCAATACTACGATTCCTCAAAGAAGGCTAGAATTAAAGCTATAATTAAAATGAGAAACTCAAGCTTAAAAGCACAAGAAGTAGAAGGGGTAGATGCAAGGATCTATGATCCAAGCTCATGATATGATAAAAGGAACTTATATTTTTAAAGAAAACGGGATAGAAATTGCTCGTTCGTCTAACGTTATAACTAAATTCGGTAAAAGATTTCTAACTAATTTTATTGCAGGAAATGTAGATTTTAGCACCAAAGACCTTGCCGTAGGAATTGATTCAACTGCAGCTACAGTTAACGATACAAGACTTGGGTTTGAGTTTTACAGACTCCCTATAGAATTTGGATCAACAGATATTCAGACATCTGGCGGGAGCACAACATATTCTGTTGTATATAAAACAACTATCCCAGTAGATGTATCTGGAACTATATCAGAGGTTGGCCTATACCCATCAACAAGATTATCTACAAACAATTATGACAGCAAGTTCTTGGCAGACTTTAATAGCTATTTAGATTGGTATGACCCATCTGGAGAGCACCCAGCAGTATCTACAACTGGTCCAAAAATTGGAGACAATGTTATTACAATGACTTCAAATGGAACATCTACAAAAGAATATACAATGCCTTTATCTGGATTAGATATATCTGGGTATAGCGTAAACGATTCTATTAAGCTTGCATACTACAAGAATGATGCAAATCTTGAAAAAATAGTTATTAAATTTTATAGCTCAGACACAGACTACTACTATTACAATTTATCTGCAGCCTCTGGAACTGGATATAAGATAAGCAGTGATATCTTATTAAGCTCATTAGTAGCATCTGGATCACCAGATAAGTCTGCTATAAATAAAATTGGAATAGTTATAGACCCACTGTCATCTGCAACAACTGTAGGTCTTGACGGGCTTAGAATAAATGACGAAGATACGTTTGACCCAATCTTTGGAATTATTAGCAGATCTGTTTTAGGATCAGCATTAACAAAGTTGGCTGGAAGACAAGTAGACATTGAATATCGGTTAGACCTAGGATTCTAAAATGGCGTATGAGGACCTACTTAAAGATACCAGTGCAGTAGCACCAGATGACAATAATAAATTTATTGTCACTATCCTTGACCTGGATTTAAGTAAGACCTACCCAATTCAATTTAGATGGAAGTATAAAGATGGAACATTTGGTAAATGGTCCACATCAAAAATATTAACAACTCCTGGAGAATCATTCCCAGACACTCCTGGATTTTCTCAAACAGATGTTGTTGGTGGAGCCGAATATATTAAGGTTACATGGAGCGGACTTAACGCAGCTGGTAATCCTTTTACTAATTATGACAGAATAGATGTTTATATATCTGGCTCACCATTTGATGGATCAAAGCCAGCGGCATCTTTTAAGGGTCCTGGAACACAAATACTAAAGGCACCACAAGGCGAGTATCTTGTGGCCCTATATGCAGTATCTGTTGCTGGAACTAGATCAGCAGTAAGCGCAGATTTCTCAGTTATAGTAACAGCCCAAGGTGAAACAATTGAAGCTCCAACAAATCCAAATGGATTTTCTGCTTCACGAATATTGGCTGGCGTTCTTTTAAATTGGGCTGGAACTTATGCCAATGGAACATTCACAGGTTTTGAAGCAATTAAAGTTTATGCTGGAACATCAGCAACTGCAACTGCTGGAACATATACTGAAGTAGGAGTATTAACTGGCAACAATGTTAAAAATACAATTACTGTTCCAGTAGACGGAACATATGTAAAGTATGGGCAAGCAACCTATCTTCATGCTGCATCTGTAAATAAAAGCGGAACCGTTGGAACTCTACAAGCAAATGTTGCAAACGTACCGCTTGGCCCAGGCAAGGCCACTGATGCAGACATTAATGATGGAGCGGTTGTTATATCTAAATTAGCATCTGATGTTTTAACTGTTGGAAACTTAAAAGCTGGAGATATAAATGCAACATCTTATATTCGTGCTGGAGCAAAATCTATAGATGGATTAACGGGCGCAAGAGTAGAAATATCTAGTGCAACAATTGCTCAAACAGGAACAAATGTTTTAGCGGGATTTCATATATATAATTCACAAGGCACTGCAATACTAAGTGCACCACTAACTGGTGGTCTAACAATTACTGGCGGAGGAACATTTACTGGAGATTTATCAGTAGGTTCTGGCACATCTAAGTTTGGATCAGATTCAAACGGTATCTGGCTTGGCTCAGAAACATATTCACTTAACTCAACATTCCGTGTAAGCCGAAGCGGATACATGACAGCAAACTCTGGAACAATTGGTGGCTGGAGTTTAACTGACAGCTATCTTCAAAACGGTGCTGGAACATTTCAAATAGATAGTGCAAATTCAAGAATTGCAGTTGGATCAACAAGCGGAACACATATTAGAATAAGTGCATCTGGTGGAATTGCAACATATAATGGAGGGTCACAAGTATCTGGATTTAATTTAAGTACTGATGGAACATTAACATTATCTGGAACAATTACTGCAACTACTGGATACTTAGGTAATTCAGTAGCTGGCAATGGATGGACAATTGGATCTGACGGAATAGTATCTAACGGTGCCGCAAAAATTCAAGTAGGAGATTATGTGGTTAAAAGTAATAATAATACTGATTTTACTATTACTACAACAGGTGGATTAAATCTAATGAAAACAGAATCGCTGGCAGGAGCCACAGATTCACCAAATAGACTCTATCTTGGAAGCGGAACAAGACAAGTTGAAGTAGCAAAGCCAGCACAAATATCTGGAACTGGAACAAGCTCATTTGATGGAGCAAATCAGTCTGCTACAAATGCTTATAGATCTGGCGGATTAAGAAACATGTATACCGTATCTTCTGGTAATTTAGCATCATCAATATATCCTTCTGCTTTAAATGGAGATGTTCTTTTAGTTTACGATCCAAATGTAGGTATTTAAATGACTGCATTTATTAAAACAGGCAATGCATTTAAAAAATTAGAAAAAATATTTTTAAAAAACTCTGATGGATCATGGAGGGGAGTAGTCTCTGCTTATTTAAAAGATTCCCTTGGAACATGGAGATTATTTTTTGGTGCAGAATATTTAAAGCCTCAAATATCTACTGAGCCAGACTTTAGTTCAGATGATCTATATGGAAGTTTTGATCAAGGATCTACAATTACATTAACTCGTGGAACCTGGACAAACACTCCAACATCTTATTCTTTAGCCATTGAAGCTAGCTTAGACGGAACTAACTGGACCACAGTTGCAACAGGCAGTGGGACATCTGTAACTTATTTAATTACTCTACAAGATGCAACCCACCCTTCATATTCATTTAGAGGAAAAGTAATTGCCACAAACGCATTTGGTCCATCAAGCCCATTTTACACAGCTGTATACGATTCAATAATAACGCTAGACATAACTGCAACAGTTACTAGCCCAACTGCCAACGGTGCAACTTTTTCTTGGACAGTAAGCCCCAGCGGAACCCTATATAGGCGTGAGCAGTCTATTGTTTTTTATGATTCTTTATCACCAGGAACAGCAGCATATACTCAAACACTTACGGCTACAGCAGGAAGTGCAGTGGTAAGTAATGCAGCATTGCTTTCGGGACACACATATTCTGCATACGTTATAATTGTTTCTTATGACACAACTGAATCTGTAAATATTAGTAACGAGCTAGAATTTACAACTACAGATAACAGGCCAGTCGGAACAGATGACACAGTGACATTTTCAAGGGATTCAGAATCTTCTTATAATTATTCAGTTACAAGTACTGGAACTTGGACAAATACTCCAACATCATATAGATATCAATGGTACGAGTACGCAAGTACCTTTGCTGGAAACTTTGCATACTTTGCAATTGATGGAGCAACATCTAGCACATTTAATGCATCTAATGTTAAGTTATTAAATATAATTCCAGTAGTTTGGGCATCAAATGCTTCTGGAGAAAGTAATACTGGATACAGCTTATCCAATACAAATGGTACTAATCCAGCAGGCAACATTGGATCTATATCTGCAGCAGCAGTAAAACAAGTTTTTTATAAAGCTCCAGTTATAAGTTCATTTTCTGTAACTGGCGGAAATGGATCTGCAACATATTCATATTCTGCTGCTAGTGATGATCCGACTATAACATTAAACATTTCTTATAGTGGTCAAGCTACTGGTAGCTTTACTCCAGGTGCCAGCGGGTCAACTAGAACTGGACTTGCCGCAGGAACCTACAATTTTGTTTTAACTGTAACAAACTCATCATCTGGTGGATCTTATTTTGTAACTTCAACTGTTGCAAACGTTATTGTAACCGCTCCACTTACCGCACCAGTAAATACAGTAGCTCCAGCAGTAACACCAGTTACTGGAACCGCTGGAACAACCACCTACACAACTACAAACGGAACTTGGACGGGAAATCCAACGCCAACCTTTGAATATCAATGGCAATACAATGACCAAGGTTCCCTATTCGTTGCTATAGCAGGAGAAACATCTTCTACATACAGCCCACCCATAACATACTTTGCTACAAAAGTTTCACCAATTAGATGCAGGGTAACTGCAAAAAATTCTCAAAATCTTACTGGCGTTCAAGCATTTTCTAATCAAGTTACTATAACTGCTGGTACAGTTAGAGTAACATATGACGGAAATGGAATAACTAGTCCAGCAGCAGTTGATGTTACATACGGTGGATCAACAGTTCTTCCATCTTCAACAAGAGCTGGATACAGATTAGCTGGCTGGTTTACTGCCGTTACAGGAGGTAGCTCTGTTGGAGCTGGCGGAGCCACATATACTCCAACTGCAAATATAACTTTATACGCTAGATGGATTCAAGTATTTACCGTTACTTACAATGGAAATGGTAATACTGGAGGAAGCGTTCCAACAGATGCAAGTTCTCCATATGATACTGGGTCTACTGTTACTGTAAAAACAAACAGCGGATCACTTGTAAAAACTGGTTCTACTTTTAATGGATGGAATACAGCAGCAAATGGAACAGGAACAGCTTATGCTGTATCAGCAACATTTACAATTTCTGCAAATACAACTTTATACGCACAATGGACTTTAAATACTTATACTATTTCATATAGTGCAAACTCAGCTACTAGTGGTACAGCTCCAGCAAATCAGACTAAAACACATGGAGTTAACATAACTTTAGCTACCAATACTGGATCTTTGGCAAGAACAGGATTTACTTTTTCTGGATGGAACACACAAACAGGTGGAGGAGGAACTGATTATGCAGCAGGCTCTAGCTACACAGCAGATGCTGCTCTTACATTATATGCAAAATGGGTTGCAAATTATGTTGTAACGTGGATTGCATCTGGTGGATCTAATGGAACTCAAACAACAAGTCTTCCACCAGGAAATGCTCATACCGCACCAAGCCCAGGAACGCAAACAGGATATAACTTTAACGGTTACTATGACACAATTGCTAATGATTATTTAATAGGTCCTATTGCAACTGGTGGAACATATACTCCAACTGCAAACAAAACATTGTATGCTAGATGGAGTGCTATAATTCCAAACATTTCTTCAATTACAGTTACTGGAAATGGTACTGCTGGTGTGACATGCAGTGCAGTAATGACTAATACTCAGTCAGTTCAATACGTTCTTTATGGAAGAGATACTACTACAAGTGCATGGACTCAACTTGCATCTGGAACTGCAAGCGCAAACGGAACATCTTTAACATCTGCCATATCAACAACATCAAGCGTTGGAACATTACCAGATCAATATTACGTAACTATGCTTCCATTCTTTGGAGCAAGAAGCACTTCTGGAACTGGTGGAGGAACTGGAACATCTGGAACTACAAGAAGCACAATAGGAAGTCCAAAGAGTAATGCTTCTGGTTCAATTACAGTAAACTATTAATGGAGAATAAAAATGGCTAATATAGAAAATCAACTTAAATTAGATATAATTGTACACAGGCATGGAGAAAATCTAGTTAGAATTTCTGCCATACAAAGCCAAATAGAATTATCTTCTGACCAGGCTCAAATAGAGGAATATAATAATCAAGTCAATGACCTATTGGCCTCAAATGCGGCCCTAGAAGAACTTAGAAGTAGCCTTGTCATTCTTTGACATGGCACCAATAAATGATATAATATGAAAGGAGGCAAAAATGACATATGTACTAACCACGCAGGAAAAGACTGATATTATTACTCAGCACCTAAGAAACCTAGAACTATCTATATATAACCTAGAGTTATCTATTTTAGAAGAGCAGGCTAAGTCTACTCCAGAAGCAGCTATTCTTTCATCATACAATTCTGATCTATCAGATTTAAATGCAAAGAAGACAGCCCTACTTGATGAGCTAGAAGCTCTGTAAGCTTAATATTTTAAGGAAGTAATCTTTTGTCCATAAAGAAAGCAAACGTAAATTACAATGATGCCTTAGAGGTAAAATCTATATCATCATCATTGTCTGCTGGATTTACAGGAGTCACTTCTTTTGCTGGACAAGTTAGATTATTAGGCACCCTTAATCTTTCTAAAGGTACTGTATTTTTTGCAGACGGCATTCAGTCAAAGCAGGCTACACCTTCCCTCACAAATATATATACCAAGTATTTTAACTATACCCTCTCATCTTTGGACGAGAGGGATAGCTTAATTCAGATGAATAGCACAATTGCAAATGTTTTAACCGTTCCATCAGATAGCAAAACTAATTTCCCAGTTGGAACAACAATTGATATTCTACAAGCAAATACAGGGCAGACAATTATATTCTCAGAAGATGATGTTCAAATTGATTTTACACCAGGGTTTTCTTTAAGACAGCAGTGGTCAACAGCTACTCTTTTAAAGAGAGCCCCAAATACTTGGTTACTTTACGGAGATCTTGTATTAGCAGATGTTCCAGTTGCTGCATTTTTTAATTTTGAAACACCTGCTCCAACACCAGAGCCTACACCAGCGCCAACACCAGCGCCAACACCAGCGCCTACACCAGCGCCTACACCAGCGCCAGGACCAGGACCTACACCAGCGCCTACACCAGCGCCAACACCAGCTCCAACACCAGCGCCAGGACCAGGACCTACACCAGCGCCAGGACCAGGACCTACACCAGCGCCAACACCAGCGCCAACACCAGCGCCTACACCAGCGCCTACACCAGCGCCAACACCAGCGCCAACACCAGCGCCAACACCAGCGCCAACACCAGCGCCAACACCGACACGCAGCGGTAGAAGATGTTCATCTGCTCAAGCGGCAGCAGGAGAATACTGTTTTAGTACAAGCGAGTGTTTACCAACAGGAGTTGGAGCGGGCTCAGGATGTTGTTGCTGGTAATTTATAAAATAAAAGAAATGGAATAAAGATGATTACAGAATCAGATATAGAGTTTGTATATGGCAGAGATGAAAGCCACGCTCTTTGCTGGGTTATAGATGAAGAGTGTCTATATGACATGGCAATTAATGATCAATACGCCACCTTATTTTTGCTAAATGATAGAATTGAGGATGTGTCTGAGTTATATCCAGATAATGCTGGGATTACTGTAAGATTTATTAAAGATGATACCATCATGGAAGATTTTAATACAAGTGAATATTTTGGCAACATACTTTTGAGTCCTCATAAGGTAATAAACTTATTAGGACATGCTTATGGAAACTATGTAGTATCTCCTTATGCAAATTTTATTAATAATGAGTTTGTAATTACTGAAGAAGATAGAGTAGACTTAGAGCCATTTCCACCTTCTGCGCTTATAAAAGAATGTACACAGGAGAACTGCCATTGTTATAAGGCAGATAATGTCTAAAAGTAGATGGCAAGAATATAAAGAAAAAAATGGGGTTACCCCACTAGATTTATTAAATCCTCAAACTAGGCGTACTACAGATGAGGTATCTAATACAAGAATGTCAATATGTAATGGTTGTCCAGAGTTGATTAAAATTACATCCCAGTGTAAAAAATGTGGTTGCTTTATGTCAGCAAAAACTAAATTAGAATTAGCAAAATGTCCAGTAGGGAAGTGGTAAAATGATTAAAGAATACACAGGATTAATTCCAGATGAATTGGCTCAAAGATTTTATGATTATGGTTTTTCTATTGCAATGGGTAATTATACTGAAGCTCCCAGAAGTATTTGGACTAGTTTAAAATGGCATCCAACTTTAGTTACAAATAGTGGTTTAGTGCTATGTATTAGGCCAACAGAGCAAATGGAAAAAGAGCTAGAAGAAATATTAATAGAAAATGGAATTTTAGATTTAAAAAAAGATAAAAGAATTACTGAGACTGCTTCTGTAATAAATATTTGGGGAAGAGGATCTTTTATAACTGCTCATCCTGATGGCAACTATAGTAAAGCAATAACTATCTATTTAAACAAAGATTGGAATCACGACCAAGGTGGATTTTTTAATTGGCAAGATGAATCTAGCGGTAAATGGAATGTTGTTTCTCCTACATTTAATAAGGCAGTAGTAAATGGAGGAGGGGTATTGCATGGAATCTCTCCAGTACAATCAGACTTCAGAATAACTCTGCAAATTTTTGTGCATAAGGTTGATGTGTGATAAAATTAGTTCAATTAGATCCTAATGGGTTATGTACTCACGCAATATGGAAAGAGTAATGAAAAAAAGCATTTTTATACAGATAACCTCATACCACGACTATGAGATTAAAAAAACTATTATAGATGCAATAGATAAGTCTTCAGGTAAAACAGAGCTTGTTTTTGGAGTTCATTCAATATTTTACAATGAGAATTCATGGATTGAGCCAGTAAAAAATATGTCAAGCGTCAAGTTAATTGAAAGCAAAGCACCAGATAATTTAGGAATTGGACTTGGAAGGTTTATTTCTCATAGCCTTTATTCTGGAGAAGATTATTATTTACAAATAGATGCTCACAGTAGATTTGATTTAGGCTGGGATATATTTTTAATTAATGAAATAGAAACTCATAAAGCAAATGGATTTAAAAAACCATTAATAACTCAGTACCCTAAACCATTTTGGTATGAAGGAGAAATAGAAAAAACACGTGATGGTGAAGAAGCTGTAACTCAATTTTATTGGAAAGATAAGCAAAGGTTTAAAGACAGTAGAGTTTCTTTGCAAGGCACAATTGTAAACAAAGAAAAAAATATTTTTTCAATTTCAGTATCTGGTGGTTGTATTTTTACAGAAGGAGAATTTTTAAAGCCTAATAAGCTAATATTTGCCGAGGGAGAAGAAATATTTACAGCGGCAAGAGCTTACACTAACGGATATGATTTATTTGTCCCAAGTAAAATGTTTATGTATCATTTATATTATGGAGCAGAAGGAAAAAATAAAAGGAGGCTTGCTTTTGAAGATTGGCCAAAAGAAACAATTAGACTAGGTGATATTTCCCATAATGAGATTAAATTTGTTTTAACTGGAGAAGGAGTAGTTGGAGAATATCGACTGGGCACAGAGAGATCTTTATCTGAATACGGAAAATTTGCTGGACTAGATTTTAATTCTGGTGAAATTTTAGATAACTTCTCTTGTTAATATTAAACTATAATGTTATAATATTATTGTAAGATTAAAAAATACTAATATAGTTAGGAAATAAAAAATGGATAAAGCAGAACTAGTTATTACAGCATTACAGCAACGCATTGGAGAATTGGTATCAAATTATGAAACTCAGAATGCAATATTACGTGCAGAGGTTACTCAACTTCTTGAAAGAGAAAAGGTTAAAAATGAAGCTGTTCAAGAATACTCAGACTCCCTTAATAACCTCACCAACTAATTTCCCATCTGGCCTTGCCGTTCAAACAGAGAAGGCTACATACTGGATTAAAGATGGCAAACGCTTTAAGCTGATATCTGACAGAGCAACCAAGTCATGGTCTTTCCCTACGGTTAATGCCAATGAGTCAGCGCTGTCTTCAATGAAGATAGCAGGCAAGCTTGGATTTAGAGACGGGACCTTGATAAAGAATATAGCAGATGGTAAACTGTATTTAATATCACAGAATAAAAAAAGGCACATAGTAGACCCAGATACTTTTGATCAATATGGATTAAATAGATCTAATATAATTGAAGTAAGCGAGTCGGAAGCCAATATGCACGAACTAGGAGAAAATTTATAATGCCACTAGATCCATTTAAAGCAATTACATTTAATGAGGGAGAGCCTTTAGATCCCAACAAATTAAATGATATGCAGAAGAATACTAACGTAGCATATCAAGCATCCAATGTTGTATACAATTCAACATTAAATGCACAGTCAAATCCTATCGTTCCAGTAATTAAAAGCGGTAACCTACAGTTTGGAAAAATGGCTGCAAAGGAAATTAAAACCCTAGCCCTTCCAAGCGACTTGCTTATAGCAGGATTGCCTACACCACAGGTTGTTGCTTCATTTAGAACCAAGGGAGAGAAAGATCAGATCGTGACAGTTAGCGTTCATGAGATTTCAACTAACCCATCGATCACAGTATATACAAGCACAGCAATAAATAACTGCCTTGTTGACTGGATCGCAGTCACATATAAAGAAATAACTACTTCGTAGTTGACAACATGAACCAATATGTTACACTTAGGGTGTAACATCAAAGTCACGCACCCGTGACTTTTTTCGTATAAAGGTATATAAATGTCTAATGATTTAAAGTGGATGATATCATCCGACCAGCAGTTCCCGTATCAAGATGATAAAGCTATCGAGCTTTGGTTTAAAGTTATGAAGTGGTTTAAGCCAGATGTGGTTGATTACGCTGGAGATACAGATGACCAAGCATGCTACAGTAAATATACTGAAGGACGCTCAGCAGAATTTTTAAAGTTGCACAAGGATGAGAACGGACAACAGATCGTTCCATTGATGCAGCATGAAGCTAAGTTGGCACGAGATTTTTATGCAAAGACTAGAAAAGTTGCGGGCAAGGATGCTCAGCTATTTTCTGCTTTAGGTAACCATGACATCAGAGTGTTTGATTATATTGATGCTAAGCTTCCAGATTATATTAATGCAGTAACGCCAGAAACTTTATGGAACTTAGATTCATTAGGATATGAGTATATTTATTACAATGAGTTGCCTAAGCGTCGATTTGGAGACATGCATATCCACCATGGTATTGCTATTTCTCAGAATGCTGGTGAGTCAGTAAAGAAAGATATTGATAACTTTGGAGTTTCCCTAATTAGAGGACACTCACATAGAGCTGGCGTCATGTATCAGACATATGAGCTTCGCAATAATGGAAAGGGCGAGATCCTTCGTGGATACGAGCTTGGTCATATGTGTGATGAAAAGAGTGATGGAATGAAGTACTCAACTACACATAACTGGCAGAAAGCTTTTGCTATTGCACATATTGTAAATGACTATCCTCACATGCAGCTTATTCATATTTCACAAGACTACACATGCGTTGTTGACGGGAAGACATTTAGTTTATGATGACCTGCGGTAGATGTAATGGTAGGGTTTTTATAGATAGAGTATTTTCTCAAAAACTACATATGGAATTGTTTTGCGTAATGTGCGGAAAACGATGGATGATTAATAAAGAAACGAATGCGCTGGCAAAATGTCTAGATCAAAAGGAAAGTCTACACGCAAAAAGTTTCTCTATTTCTTCTTAAATAAGAAGTTGCATAAGGTGCTTAGGGCATCTCGTGCAAGAGATGAGATTATTGCTTGGTGTTACCCAGATAAAAAAAGAGTTCTATACTCTTACTCTCAGGTAAACAAACATATGGAGAATGCATATTCAATGGTGCAGGTTGGGAAGATCTTAAATAAACATAAGATAACAATTGAAGATTATATTTTAGATGGCAAGATTAAGGAGCCACAAAGATTATATCCGATAGGAAACCCAGACAGTACTTGGTCTAAGTATATGTTTAGCGAAGCAGATATATTTGATCTGCATCAGTTTATATTAGACTCAGGATATGCTTCTGAGATGCCATCAAAAAATGAGCTATCAGCTATTCTCAAAAACAATTTAATACTGTATACTAAGACGGAAGAGGGCAAGTTTGTCCCAGTATGGAAGGCGGAGTAATGTCGGAGACTAAGGTAAAGGTGGACTTGTCGTTCACACGTAATTTAGGAAACTATGAAAGTATCAAGATTGGTATTGGAGTAGAGGATACAATTCGTCAGGGTGAGAATGTAGATAGCGCAACCGAAAGAGTTTATAAGTTTGTTGAAGATAAGCTTATTGAAAAAACTCGTGAAGTAGAGGAAGAGCTAAAGCGTGGCAAATGATAAAGAGCCATATGTACTAATTGGTCTGTACGAAACATTATACAAAGAGAAGTATGGCAAGAAGCCCACGATGAATAAGTTTCGTGAGAAGTGGGCTATGAAGGATGTTATAGATAGCGTAGGTCTTGACCGAGCTAAAGAGATTTTGATATACTACTTTACTCTTACTAAGGGTGGACATCCATTGCAGTTCTTCTTCTACAATTTTGATAGGCTAGATACTGCAATCATGGAAGTTGAAAAGGATAAAGAAAGACGTCGTTTGTTGCTAGAAGAAACGAAAAATATGGTTCAAAGAGGCGGAATAGAATGAATACAGAAGCAACATTAATCTCAGCAGTATGTAAGAATAAAGACATAAGTACGCTACTTGCTGATAACGTAGATGATCTATTTACCTCACACAAAGATATCTGGGAAGGTCTAAAGTCTTATTACTATAAGTTCAAAGCTGTTCCAGAAGCTGGTGTGCTATTAGAAAAGTTTAAAGATTTTGAAATTGATACTAATGTAAAGGCAGAGACTGGCTACTACCTAGATAAACTAAAGAATGAATATCTTTCTAATAGGTTAAAGAATATTATTTTAAAGAGCGGCTCTATGCTAAAAGAAGATGCTGCATCTAGAGTGCTATCTGAAATGCAGGCACAGCTAGCAACCCTTAGTAAGTTTACAAGCAATGTACGTGATCTAGATGTTACTGACTCAGATAATGCAATCAAGCACTTCGAAGCAACAAAGATTCGTTCTGCTGAAATGGGTGGATCTCCAGGAATTAAAACAGGATTTGAAGCAATTGATTTAGCGTATCCAACTGGTATGGCTCCAGGACATTTAATTGTTGCTATTGGTTGGCCAGGACGTGGTAAGACATGGTTTACATCTTATCTTGCATGCAAGGCTTGGGAACAAGGATTCAAGCCAATGATCGTGTCTCTTGAAATGTCACCAGAAAATATGCGTGACCGTATCTATACAATGTTAGGATCTGGCTTATTTAAGGCTAGCGAATTGGCAACTGGTGATATTAATATTGATGACTTTAGGTCATGGTCTAATAAGAAGTTTGAAAACAAAAACGGATTTGTTCTTGTATCAAATGAGGGTATGGCAGAAGTTACTCCTTCTACCATTCAGGGTAAGATCGATCAGCATAAACCAGATTTAGTTATTCTAGATTACCACCAGCTATTTTCAGATAATAAAAAGAGCATGGGTGCTACAGAACGTAACATGAATATCTCTCGTGAATTTAAGATGCTGGCCATGACAAATAACATCCCAGTAATTGACATTACTGCAGCAACCATGGATGATGTTTCAGATCAAGATAACCCACCAATGCTTTCTCAGGTGGCATGGTCTAAGGCTATCGAGTATGATGCTGATATGGCTATTGCTATTCATAAATACACTGGAACTCAAATGATTGAAGTTGTCTCAAGAAAGAATAGACACGGACAAGAGTTTGGAATGTACTTAGACTGGGATATCAACCGTGGTATCGTCAAAGAGATTTACGAGAATCCTTTTGCGAATGACGCACAAAAGAATTAAAAGATTTCAAATTGATGTTGAGTTCGGTGACAATGCACAGCTTATAAGCTTAAGACCTCAGTATGAAAATTTATTAATACATGACATGAGGTCAAAAGGTTACGTTAGAGTACTTGACATAGACCCAGCATTTTCAGTAGAATTCACAGGTGAAACATGGAAGTTCTTAATGACTCTCCATGGCGTATACGTAGGAAAGAAGAAGGCATGGCAATCAGAGGGTATAATACAAAGCAAGTTGATACCACGCAGTATTCCCCAGCGCACATTAAGTCAATATTAAAATCAATTGGCTTAGAGATAGTTGGAGAAACTAACAACGACTTTCTTTGCTATTGCCCATTTCATTCAAACAGGCATACCTCCAGCTTTAGCGTAAGCCGAGAGAAGGGCGCCTTTATTTGCTTTAACCCTTCATGCGGAGAAGCAGGCACTCTTCTTGAACTAGTAAAGCGCACAATGCATAAGAATGACTTTGAGTCCATGAGATTTATATCTTCAAAGGAAACAGAAGCCCTAGAAAACTTTGATGAGATCCTTAATGAGGCTATGTCAGACACACCAATGTTTGAAGAGTTTCCACAAGAAACTTTAGTTAAACTAAATGATGATTTGGTTACAGAGTGGAAAGCACAGAAGTACTTTGAGTCTAGAGGCATCAATATGGCATCTGGTAAATATTTTAACTTAGGATACTCAAAGAATATGGACATGGTGACAGTTCCAGTACATAGTCCAGACGGTATGCCAATCGGCATTGTTGGTAGATCAATTGAGGGAAAGTCTTTTAAGAATAGCACCAACCTACCAAAAAGCAAAACATTATTTAATGTGCACCGTGCTAAGAAAATTGGAGACCATGTAATTGTTGTAGAGTCAAGCTTTGATGCAATTAGAATTCATCAAGCTGGCTTTCCAAACGTTGTTGCAACTTTAGGTGGATTCCTATCAACAGAACAACACCACCTTCTTAATAGATATTTTAATAGAATAACTATAATGACAGATGCAGATTTAGCTGGCAGAGAGCTAGGCTTGAGCATAGCTAATAAATTAAGAATGAAAGACATCTTGTGGTCCTCGTATTCTTATGGTAAGATATACCCACATGATGCAAAAGATGCAGGCGATATGACTGATGAAGAAATTAAAACCTGTATCAAGAATGCTGTATCCGATATAGAATACAGATCTTGGAATCAATGATATAATAGTAATACAGATGGATATATACCATCAACTATATAACAAGGAGAAAAAATGGGAATCGTAAAAGGTTTAAAAGATTTAAATAAAGTAATGGACAAGCCTTCTTATTCAGAAGGAGATAGCGTAAAGGCACGTTGGGCCAAGCTAGAAGATGCAGAAAGCGTTAAGATTCGTTTTCTTCAGGAATTAGATCCTGACTCACCAACATACAATGCAAAGCTAGGTCTTGGATTTATTGCAGTTGAACACACAAATCCAAAAGACTATCGTCGCAAGGCATTATGCTCAATGGAAGACCAAGGAAAATGCTATGGTTGTGAGCAACACCGTAAGGATTACAAGGCTGGGTGGAAGGGTCGCTCAAGACTGTACATCAATGTTTTGGTAGATGACGGTAAAGAAGATCCATACGTTGCAATTCTTTCACAAGGTTCAAGTGGTAAAACAGTAACTCCAACTCTTATTGAGTATGCTGGAGAAATGGGATCTATCACAAACCTTATGTGGCGCATTAAGCGATCTGGAACAAAGACAGATACAAGTTATACAATTATTCCACTCGCTAAGGATGAATCACCATTTGACACATCTGCACTAGAATTATATGATCTAGAAACAACTGCAGTTCGTGACATGCCATACACAGAGCAAGAAGCATTTTTTGCTGGTGAAGCTGGCAATAACAGCGAAGAAGGATCTTCAACAGATTCAAATCTTACCTGGTAATTTTGGCTGGGGAGTAGGCAACTACTCCCCATATGCCAGAGTAGCCCAGCGGTAGAGGCGGTAGACTTAAAATCTATACAGCGTGGGTTCGAATCCCACCTTTGGTACTTAGTAGAAAACGGCGGAAATGATTAACCTAGAGATACCAGACCCATTCGCTACATTTGTAGCAAAGAAGTACGCAAACTTTACTGGCATGCGCTACGACTTCTTTGGAAAAGAATGGCATATGAATTGTTCATGCTGCAAAGAAGAATTATTTGCACCAAATAAAAAAACTATGACAAAGATTAGACTTTATCATACTAGAAATGAATGTACAGGCGGATACTAATGAGCTTTACACACCTACACGTTCACTCATACTATTCATTAATGGATGGCCTTAATTCACCTAAAGAATTATGCCAAGCTGCATTAGATGCTGGACAAACAGCAATTGCAATTACAGATCACGGAACATTGTCTTCTCACCGTGAAATGCAAATTGCCGCAAAAGAATTAGGCATCAAGCCGATACTTGGAGTTGAAGCGTATATCTCCCCAACAGATAGATTTGATCGTTCATCCAAAACAGATAAATCAATTCAGGCATACAATCATATTATCTTATTAGCTAAAAACAAAACTGGATTAAAGAATATCAACATTCTTCAGGAGCTTGCATGGAACGAAGGGTTCTATCATAAGCCACGTATCGATAGGGAAATTTTAAATGAATACAAAGAAGGCGTTATCGTATTGTCTGGATGTCTTAATGGTCTTATTTCGAAGTGCATTGAAAAGGGTGAGTTCAAAGAAGCAAAGATTATCCTACAAGATTTTAAGAAAAATTTTGCTGAGGATTTCTATATTGAAGTGCAGTCTCACAATGCCCAAGAAATAAATTCAAAGCTTCTTGAGTTAGCAGATGAACTTAAAATTAAAGCGGTAGCAACAGGAGATGCCCACTTTGCTAAAGAAGAAGATAGAATTCTAGAAGAGGCATTGCTTATTCTATCAACATCCCCAAAGGTCGATAAGGATTCAGACTTCGATATGTCTAGAAATATGAAGGACATGCTAGATAGATTTAATTACTTATATCCTGACCGTAGAATATCATTCCAGGATATGAATTTATTTATTCAGAGCCGCTCAGAAATTGAGGCTGATTTCAATAAGTCTGGAATTAATCGTACTGATATTTATGAAAATACCATGGAAATTGCCAACAAGGTTATGGACTATGACTTTAATCAAAACCTAGACCTTCTGCCAGTCCCAAAGACAGATGCTGATGATAAGCTTAGGGAACTTACCATTAAGGGCTTAGAGAGGCTTCAGAAGGCTTCTGATGAGGTGTATTTGGCACGTGTAGAGGAAGAGCTTTCAGTAATTGCCTCTAAAAACTTTGCCTCATATTTCTTGGTTGTTGGAGATATGATTAATTGGGCAAAAGAAACTGGCATCCGTGTAGGCCCAGGCCGTGGTTCAGCAGCAGGATCCCTAGTCTGCTATGCCCTTGGAATCACAGACGTAGATCCAATTAAGTATGATCTATTGTTCTTCCGTTTTATTAATCCAGAACGTAATGACTTTCCAGATATCGATACAGACTTTGAAGACCGCCGTCGTAAAGAAGTTAAAGAGTATCTAAAGAAGA